CAAGTCGAGTTCATCGAGCGCGGAATCCACGGTGGCTGTCGCACCGAGCGGCGGCAGGTCGGGGCCGGCGCTCCCGGTACCGTCGAACGTGATAGCCGTCGCCGGGTGTGCGTTGCCTGCGTTGGCGATGTGGTTCTGGAGATCTTGCGCGAGTTGAGTTGCGAAGTCGGTGATGGTGCCTTCGCGGATCTCGAACGTGGTGCCGTTGAAGACGAAGGTGAACTCACGACGCGACGTCTCGATGTACCCCGCAGCGCCACCGGCGTCGGGGGCGTCGAAGATCTGCGTGGTCGCGGTGCCACCACCATCACGACGGATCAGCACATCAGCGACCAAGATCGCGTCGCTCTTGAGACCGGGTGGTGTGGGTCCACCTGCACCGCTGACGATGCCACCGGGGAACCCGAACGCAGCAGCGTCGGTCCCGCCTGTCACCTGGAGCTTTGCGATCGCGTTTGCGGTGACAGTCTCGATGAGCACTGCACCGCCAGAGTCAGACGCGTTCACGCCGGTCGTCTGCGTGTCGATCACTGACGCGACCTCGGCTGCGGTTGCGTTCGCGATGTCGGCGAAGTCACCAGTGTTGAACGTCACGGTCTGCACCGCGCTCCCGTTGACTTGAAGCGTGAGCGTGTTTCCGTCGGTCAGCGCGTACGGCTCGCTGCTCGCGGCGAGCAACGATGCTGCCGTGCCGGGCGCTGCCTCGGCACCTTGCTCGACGATGAGCGTGAACGACTCAGCGCGACGGTACTGCACGGTCACACCGTTGCCGTCGACGCGTGGATCGGACAGCGCGCGCTCGAACTGCGCGAAGATCGAGAGCCACTTTTCGTTACCGTTCACAGCGACCTGCGTGGGCACGCTGTTTGAGTCGACGCTCATATCGACGGTCTGCGGAGATCCGACGCGAATGCGTTGGCCGGTCTGGTCATACGCGGTGCCGACGGCGACGATGACGTTGAGGTCGGGGACAGTGTTCTCGGTAACACCGAGACCGGCGACGATGCCGATGTAACCGTTGTCGGTCATCAGCGCGTGGTCAGCGTTCTCAGCGAAGTCGAATACCTCGTCCATGTCGGACTCGCCGACAAGCTGCTCGAAGTAGAAGTTGAAGCGATCCATCAGATGTCCTTGATCAAAGTGTGAGGATGGTTGAGTCGAGGACGGCGGGGTTGGCTCCGAGTGCCGACACATCGAGCGTCCAGAACTTTGACGGCGTAATGACGCCGCCCGGTTCGATCACGCCGAGCACATGCTCGTGCGCTGCCTTCATGTAGTCCGCGATGCACAGGATTCGCTCTCGTTGCTCTGTAGTCAACACGACAGGACTGACTACATAGAAAGAGTACCACAGCGGAGATCCTACACCGGGGGCAAGTGTGGTCGACGTACCTAGCAACGATACGTTCAGTTGCCAGAATGTTCCCGCGTTGATGACGTCGAGCGTCACCTCGATGTCGGGGAAGAACCTGACTGCGTTGATGATGCCTTGCTCGGTCCCCTTCTGCTTGTAGATGGAGATCAGGATTCGAGCGAGCTTGCGCTTGTCGTTGTCGGTCAGGTCGGGGATGCACGCGGAAAATGGGTCACCGAGATCCTGAAGGATCGCGTCAACGAACTCGATTGGCGCGCGGTCAATATCAAAGATCGAAGTCCACCGGTCGACACTGCACAGCAACACCTCGACCACATCCTGCAACACGAGCATGAACTTGCGCAGGTCGCCGGTCCCCCCATTCGGGGCACCCTCGACGCCGGGGTCGTCTTCACTGACGTTGAGCTGCGGCAGGAAGTCGAGCAACTCAAAGCGCCGCCCCGCGGGTCGGTCACACACGAAGCCGTTGAACGTAGCCTCTTGCCCGTTGGGGTCGATGACATTGAACCGCTCGTCGGTCACGTTCTGCACGGTCACGGTGTAGCCTGCGCCGGGCGATGCGTCCCACTGGAATGTGACGTCCACGGCCCGCGCGTTGCCGGGTACCGCTGCGGCGCTGATAACCGTGAGCGGCACGGCGGGCGCGGTAGTGCGGGCGATGGTGTAGTTCGACGCGACGAGCAGTTGCGTCGTGTCCATCGTGTCGTTGAACGCCACACGCAGAACGTCGACGTCGATCATGCTCGCAGACTGCACCGACGGCGCAACGATGTCGTCGATAGAGAACGTGTACCCGTCGTCGAGAGTGCTCGTGCCGGGTACGTTTTGCGACTGCACCTGTACGGTGATCGACTGCTCGCTGATGAACGTGGTGCCCACTGGAAAGTCGACCACGAACTTTGCGTCATCGCCGGTGAGACCTTGCGCCGCGGTCACTGCTACCACGAACCCATTGAGCGCGGCCCCACCTGAGTACGCGACCACACCGTCAACGGTGATCGTCGTGTTGTTCGTATCGACTCCGGTGCCTGTTGTGTCTGCGACGAAGAACGAGAACGACTCGATGTCGGGCGAGACGATAGACTGATCTGGTTGCGGGTAACGGTTGATCAGTTCGAGATCCGCACTCGTCTCGGGGGCGGTGATCTGGTCGAGGTACACCGACGGCAACACGCACGGCACGTCGACACCAGCACCGCCGCCGTCGTCGTAAAGCGTGAGCGTGATCTCTGGTGCGAAGTTACCAGCGACGCCGGTGACGTTGTGCGCGAGGTCGTCGAGGTCAATGGTAAGCGGGAAGCTGAGCCCGCTGAACAAGTCGTTGTCGAACTCGTAGGTGTCTGACCACGATGACAGCCCGTCGACAGTCAGCGTAATGCGCCACCCGTAGCCGGTCGGCGGTGCCTCGTTGAAGCGCACTGCGCCGAGCCAGTACATGAACCGCGTGTCGTTGAACACGCCTGTCGAGCCGGTGACGACAACACGATCGCCTGCTTGAAGCGTCGCGCTCTCATCACGCGCGTCAGACCCGAGCACGAGCGAAGCAGTGCCCGCACCCGCTCGCGGCGTGTGGTTCACTGGCCGTCGCCAGAGTTGGCGATAGCTGCTGCTTCGTGTGAGTGCTCCGAACGGCATGGCTTAGACCTGACGCGAGATGGTGACCTGATCGAATGCGACGCGACGCGATACGTTCGCGGAGTACATGCCGAAGCCGAACCGACCGCTCGTGTACGGCACCGATCCTGAGTTGATGCCGAGCGCGTCATCGGTGAAGCCGGCACTCATGCCGTCGACGTCAACCCACACCGGCGAGGTCACGCTGTTCGTGCTGAGGTCGTTCTGCTTGACGGACAGCAACACGTCGCCCGTGCCCTGCACGAGCACGTCGAGCCGGAGGTGTACCCACTCATCGACCGCGATAGCGGCAGCAGACTTGAGCAGGATGCCGCTCGTGCCAACGTCACCCGCTGGCAAGCCTGCGGTCATCTGTCCCTTCACGAGCACGATGTACGCGGGGTCATCGTTCTGAAGGCCGAGCATGTACGCGTTGTCGGTTGCGTTCGGTCCTTGTGCGAGCGCGAACAGGAACGGCGCGAGATCGGTGTTCGTCGCACTCGGCATTCGCTTCATCGCGCCGGTGATCCGTCCGCCCTTGTTCGCTGGCGTTGGGTTGAACGTCGCGTCGAAGGAGTAGAACAACCCCGCAGCACCGGTGACACCAGACGCCAGCGAGTTGAAGCCGTAGGTGAACGAGCCACCGCCGTTCGGGGGCGTGATGCCAGAGGTCACGCCGCGCGCGAGTGCAGCGGCGGGGATGCTTCCAGTGAGTTCGGTCCAGTCGGTTGATGCCATGATGTGATTCCTCAGAAGGGATACGGGTTTTGATCTTGCCCGATCCAGTTGTCAGCGAGCGGCGGATAGTCGATCGCGTCGTAGCGCGTGAGCGAGCCGGCAGTCGGGCCACCCGCAAGCACGTTGAGCGCGGTGCCGACGGTGCGCGGCTTGATGCTGATGATGTTGAGCAGCGCTGTAGCTTCTGCGAGCGCGCTGCCGCTTGTGATTGTGGTGGCGATAGCGAGTGCGATGGCAGCCGTGGTCTCTGCCCCTGGTGAGGTGTAGAGGAAGATGTTGCCGTTGACCTCGACGGTGTAGTCGCCGGCGGGGTTGGAGTTGATCGTGACCACTTGCGTGGTGTCGACAACATCTCCGAAGTCCTCTGCGGTCTTCGTGCTGTCGGCGAAGTCGGCAGGCGGCCCGAGCGGGTCGGCCCCTTGACCCCAGTTCGTCTCGAAGTCTTCTGGTGCACCGAGCACACCGTTGATGGTGAAGTCGGTGAGCGTGCCGTTGACGAACTCGAAGTAGGTCGGCACACCCCACCCAGTCTCGAAGTCCTCGAAGGTGAAGATGCCAAACGACGCCGCGAGGAGTGCGGGCGACGTGATGAGCCCACTGCCTGCCCATGTCTCGCCGCGGAACCTCTCAGCGAACGATGTCACAGGGAAGTCGAACGTCGCGTTGACGAACGTGGTCGGCAGCGTGACGGCGATGACAGCCCACGCGGGGCCATAGAAGATCTCTTCAGGTCGCTCTGCGCTTAGCTCTCCGACGAACCCTGCGAAGCGAAACACTGAGTCGATATCAGAAGTGACTGCCCAGTCATCAGGTGCACCGCCCTCACGGAACAACCCGGTCGCAGTCGCAAGCGCGAAGCCGAGTGCAGCGTTCGCGTCGCCACCAGTGATCTCGATGGTCACGTCTTCGAGCACGGCTTGCGCGTTGAGCCGCACGAAGCCGCCGTCGTTGCTCGCGACCACTTGGTTCGTCTGCGTGGTGATCACGGCGGTCACCTCGTCAGCAGTCGCGGCGGTGATGTCCGCGAAGTCTGTCTCAGTGAACACGGCCTGTTGCGTCACGCCGTCGACGATGAACTGAAGCACCGACCCGTTCGGCAGGTTGTACGGCTCCGCGTTGCCGCTCAGGAACGACGGACCCGTACCAGGCGGGATCTCGAAGCTGAGATTGGGGATCGTCGTCGCAACCATAAAGACCTACACAATCGGAGAGACGATCTCCCCTGTCTCACCGTTGCGCACGGTCACGGAGTTGAGGCGCGGGAACTGAGCGAACGTCATCGCGAGATCGTCGTGCGCGCCGTTGATGGTGAAGTCGATGTCACGTGCGCCAATCTTGCGAACACCTGCGACGCTCTCGGCAACGCAGAACAGGTCGCTCATCGGGAGCTTGAAGTCGTTGCCGTACTGCAAGCCAAACTTGACCAAGTCGTTCGGCGTACCGTCCGCGTTGTTCAGGGTGAAGTACGCCTCGTATGCTTCGGCGATGCTGGTGCTGACGACGTTGGGGTTGGCACCGCCTGCGAAAAACACACGCACCTCAATGTCGACACTGAGGTATTGCGGGTCGACCACATCAAACTGGAACGTGATCGTGTTGGGGCGCGTCACGGTAAGCTCAGTCTCGACGGCGTCCTTGAGCACTTGTGTCGGGATGCCTCCGCCGTCGGGCACGATGTACAGGAAGCCCCGGTTCTCGGGCACGCCTGCAACCTGATCACTCGTGACCATCAACGCACGCGTCACACCGGGCACGTTCACTGCTCCGACCTCGTAGTCATCAAGCGTCACAGTGCGGTCGGTGAGCTTGGTGCTCGGTGGTGCCTTCTGCTTGATCGCTGCGGTGGTCTCACGGTCTACGCCTCCAGACGCCGCGGTTGGGTTGGTGGCGGTTGCGACGACGCGTGTGCCGAGTACGTCGGTGATGGGCGACGGTATGCGGGTGATCGTGTTGGCGTCTACGTTACCGATGCTGCCACCGCCGACCCGATAAGAGACGCTGATGTTGCCGCTAGGGATCTCGCCGTTCGCACCGTCACCGAACGCAACGATGGCACGCCCCACGTCGTCGACCTCAACAGTGAAGTGTCGATCAGTCGCAGTCGAGTTCAGGAAGTTGGTGACCTGTGTGAACGCGCCGTTGGTCGCAGCGATGATGATCGAGTTGTCGATGAACGGCGTGCTCGCGAGACGAAAGCGCTGGTCAGGGAGGCCGGTGCTGACGAACGACTCGGTGGCGATCGTGCTGTTCACACATGTCACCGTCGCTTGTGGTGGGTCCTGCCCCGCGGCGATAGTCGCGTCGAACGCTTGCTCGAACACGAGACGCCCTGCGACGTTGGCGGTCTCGTATGTCCGACCGGCGGTGATGACCACGTTGTTCGTAGGCACCTCGCCCAGTGTGACGAGCACCTCAGCACTCGCAGCGGCGTTGCCTTCGGGCACGTAGTTCAGCATCTTCGCCAGCGCCAGCACATTTGACCTCACGATGGCGTCGCTGAGTCGTGACTCCTTCGCTTGGTTGTCCTGATAAAACGTCAGGACGTCGCCGGTGAACGCGAACAGCTCGACGAGGATGTTGCCGAAGTTCGACACCTCGCGGTCAGTCCAGTCGGGGAACACCGACCCGATGAGTGCGAACAGCCGCGTGCGCAGTGACTCGAAGTCCTTGTCCGTGTAATCAAGATTGAGCG